TTACAGCGCTCGGCTGATGCGCTCGCTCAGTGCCACCACCACGGCGGCGTCGTCAACATAGGTTCTGCGGATGCGCTCAACGTTGGCCGCCGCCCAAGCGACGATGCGGGCGATCTCGTCATTGGTGAGATCGGTGCGGCAGAGATGGGTGACGAACGTGCCGCGGCAATCGTGCAGGTGCTTCCGGCGGTCAGGCTCGCCGAGATCAGGATTGCCGGGATGGACGATGCCGGCGAAGTCGCGCACCTGGTTGAACGCCTGGGTCAGGGCGGCAGGCGACCAGGGGCGGCCGAGACTGTTGACCAGCAATGTGTTGACACCCGGCAGGCGGGGCCTGGTGCGCAGCTCGGCGATCAGGCGGCGGCTTTCCGGGATCAGCGGCACCACCGCGCGGCGTCGTCGTCCCCTGCTCTTCTTGCGCGCCGTCCGCACGATGGCGTGATCGCTCACCTCGTCGAAGGTCACTGCAGCGAGATCGGCGCGACGCATGCCGGTGACGTTGGCGAGATCGAGCGCGTCCAGAACCTCGATCCGGTTGAGCGCCAGCGCCGCCCACGCGAAACGGTCGACGTCGTCGGGAAGCCAGATGATCTCGGCCCGATCGGCACCCTCGTAAATGGCGGGGACGTCCGCGGCGACGTTGATTTTCACCATCAGCCGCAGCTTGCCGAAGGCGAGCAGCTCGCGCAGCACCTGGACGCCCATGTCGGCGCCGCGCGGCGTGGCGGCTCGGCTGTCGCGCCAGGCGATGACCTTGGCGATCATGCGCGGATCGTTCCACAGCTCGATGGGAAGCGCGCCCCACTTTGCCTCGATCGCGTCGAGCTCATAGCCCCACGTCTCGCGCGTCGTCGGTGCCAGCGCCTTCCATTCCGGGCTGGCATGATCAAGGCTGCCGCTGCCGCGCCACATCCGGATCAGGCCGGAGAGCAGCCCGGCGTCGCGATGCGCGGTCGATTCCTCAAGCGCGAGCTCGATCGCCTTCAACTCAGCCTTGCCGAGCTTCGGCCGCTTCGGACCTTCGCTCTTGAGGATCAGTGGCGCGCCCTTTCCGCGCCACGCATAGACGTACCAGCGGACCGGCTTGCCGGGCGTGGCGATGCGGACGAAATGGACGCCGGCGACGTCGCTCACGCGGGATCTTCCTTCCATCTTCGCCGGTAATAGGCTTCGAACCTGCTGATGAGAGCGTCGAAGCCGTCGTCGTCGAAGCGTTCCCAATTCGGAAAGCAGCCGCGCGGGCTGGTACCATAGTCGCACCAGTCGCACGAGCAGAAGATGTATTGAATCAGTTCGATGTGGCTCTCGCTAAGGCCGGTCACCTTCGCAATGTCGGTGACATAGTTGCCCGGTCCATCCTCATTCTGGCGCAAGCGCCTACTCCCGTCACGAATCGCTTTGAGCACGGCGAGAATGTCATCGTCGACGCTGCTGCTGTAGCCCCCTAGAGGGACGCCGAGATCAACCCATGGGTCATCCCAGTTATCGTCAAGCGCGACGTCGCTCATAAGGACGCGGCGATGCTGATCACTTGGTCGATCGTCAAATCCCTGCCGATGCCCTCGACATCTGTAAGGCCCACACCCCCTGGCGCCGGCGAGACTTGGTGGCCGAGGCGCCGCAATTTTGCGCAGGCCGCGGCGAATGGGTTCTCCGGACGGGGCGGAACATAGATCGCGTTCATATCTTTCCCTCGGCCACCAGCCTGTCGAAGATGTTCTCAGCCGGCTTCGGAATCGCCCGCGCCTCCAGCACGCGCACGGTGCCGTCAGGAAGCGCCTCGAACCCCGCCGGGTCAAGCCCGCTGTCGCGCGCCGCCTTCATCAGCCGCTTGATCTCGGGGCTTCGCGCATAGGCCGGACGCGGGACGGCGGCCGTGGCCATCACGCCACCTCGACCAGGCCGAGGCGGTAGCGGGCGGCCATATAGTCGACGACCGACATGCGGCCGGCGGCTGCGTCCTCGTCCTTCCAGCGCTGAATGAGTTGCCGCGAGTCTTGTCTCGCGCGTTTGCCGGTCGCCTTGTCGCCGCGCGTGCCGTCGCGGGTCTGCCATGCCGCGGCATAGAGCGGCGCGATAACGGCGCCGCGCTTCAGCCAGCGATTGTTGTAGGCGCGCTTATGCTCCCGGCAGCAAAAAAGCTGCCCCGGCTGGACCGCGCCGAACGCCGCGAGGCATTCCGGGCAGCGGCGCGAGCCCCGGTTGGTGCGCGCAACCTCCCCTGCCGCGGGAACGGCCGTTTGCGGCACGGCGTCTAAGACGGCCTCGCTCATGCGGCTTCGGCCTTGGCGGCTGGTGTGGGCGCGCCCGTCCAGTGGTTGCGGGTCCAGACGATGCGGTCGTGGATCGCCTGCACGGCGTCGCGGCGGCGGCGGAGCGCCTCGCTTGCCGGGCTGGCGAGGCAGGCATCCTCGCGGCGCCGGAGCGCCCGCGCGGCGGCAAGCTCGAGCGCGCCCCATGGCAGCTCGGTTTCGACAGAGCCCTCGGCGAAGAGCCGCGCGATCGCGTCCCAGGCGGCGATATCGTCGGCGGCGTCGCCGCGCTCGATCTCGCCGGCCTCGACCTGTGCCGGATAATGGGTGACGCGCGCCGCATGCTCGGCCCGCGCCATCGTCGCCAGCCAGGCCCGGATCGAGCCCTGCGGCGCCGGTAGACAGGCTGGCACGACCTTCACGCGGCCACCGCCTGGGGCTCGGCCTCGCCGAGGTTCGCGCGGACGAGCGCCTCGGCCATGGGCGGGCAGACGCTGTTGCCGATCATGCGGATCTGCGCCGTCTTGGTGAGCGGCTTGCCGTTGACGATCGGGTCGAGGACGTAGCTGTCGGGAAAGCCCTGGGCCCGCGCGAGCTCGCGCGGCGTCAGCATCCGCATGCCGATGTCGGCGATGACATATTCCTCGCCGTCGATCATGACGGTCACAAGCCCGTAGCGATCCTTCGTCGGGATCGTGTCGATCGGCTTCTCGACGCCATGGCCGCTCTGCTCGTTACCGTAATATTTGACGAGGAAGGCCGCCACCTCGGCGAAGTGGGTGCCGCCGGCGGAGACGGTGTGGAGCGGCTCGTCGGCCGGCTGGCCGTCCTTCGACGTGCCGCGCAGCTTGACGAGGCTGGTCGCGGCGATGCGCTGAGTGCAGCCCTTGCCGACGATCGTCGAGAGCGGCTTCTCCGGCGGGTGGCCGACCATGCCGGTATTGGCCTGCTCGATATGGGCGCAGACGACGGAATGGCGCGCCGCGCCCGCCATGACTGTGTCGAGCGGGGCCTCGGCTGGCTTGCCCTTGCTGTTCTCGGCGAACTTCTCGAGGAATGCCGCGACCAGCGCGTGCTTCGCCGCGCCGCCGACGACGGTGCCGAGCGGCAGGCCGAGGTTGAGCACGCGCGGCGCCTGACCGTTCCGCTCGCCATAGCCGGTCTGGATCAAGGTCGCCGCGACCGCCGCGAAGCCGCCGCCAGCGCTGGTGACGGTGCGCAGCGGATCCTCGGGCGGGAAGTAGCGCCCGGCGCGGGTCGAGGTGTTGTCGACGCTGACGAGGTGGACGGCGATGGCCGCCGTCTTGCCCGATCCGCCCGCCGTCACCGCCGGTGCCGGCAGGGTGACGTCGGCGCCCCTGCTGCGTCCGAACTGGCGCTCCAGCGTCACCGCGACGAGGGCGTGGTGGCCACCTGTTGTGACGGTCTTGAACGGCTTGAGCGGGTCGCCGCGGCCGCCGTTCGTGTTGCTCGTATAGTGGTTTGAGATCAAAGCCGCCGTGATCAGGCAGGCGTCGGCCTTCGCGGTTGTCGTCGGGTAAGGCCCCTCAGGATCGACCGGCCCGCTTTGGCCCCTGCGGCCGCCGCAGCCGACGAAGGTCGGCGCGACCAGCCTTGCCGTCACCAGGCCGAGCGGCGTCGCGCCGCCGGGGCGCTGGATGAAGCTGTTGGCGGTGACCGTGTGGAGCGGATCGCCGGCGTCGTGGCCGATGGCGCCGCCCCTGAATTTGGTGATGTGCGGCGCGACCACCGCCAGCTCGCCGCGGCTGGCCGTCGTGACAGTGCGCACCGGCTCGTCGGACGAATGGACCCTCTCCTCGCCGCCGGCATGTGTGATCGGCACGATGAACGGCTTGGGGTTGTTGACGACGAAGCGCATGATGCCGTGGGCGATGCGGCGGCAGGTCGCGTCCTTCAGCGGCCGCGCGCGCTCGAAGATGGACGGACACGGGATGCTCCAGTCGATGATCTCCGCCGCCGTGCGCCACGGCTTCAGCTTGCCGCTGACGACGCCGGGCGAGCCCGGCTTGCCGTAGGTCGGCTCGGGCCAGACGATCGGCTTCCCGTCGCAGCGGGCGATCAGATAGAGGCGCTTGCGGCTGGTCGGCGCGCCATAGTCGCAGGCGCGAAGCTCCTTCCACTCGACCTTGTAGCCGGCCTTGCGCAGCCGCCCGACCCAATGGTCGAACGTCTCGCCCCGGCGCTTCGGGCAAGGCTTGTTGTCGGGCCCGAGCGGCCCCCATGTGCGGAACTCCTCGACATTCTCCAGCCAGACGATCTGCGGCCGTAGGCGCGGCCCGAGCCGCTCGATCCAGTGCGGCGCGACCATGGCGAGATCGCGGATGTTCTTCTCGACGGGCTTGCCGCCCTTGGCCTTGGAGAAATGCTTGCAGTCGGGGCTGAACCAGGCGCCGAGCACCGGCTGCGGGACGCCGTGCTCGTCCCTCACCGCCTCCAGCGGATCGACCGCATAGATGGACTGGCAGAGATGCCTCGTGCCGGGGTGGTTGGCGGCGTGCATCGCCACCGCCTCGGCATCGTGGTTGATCGCGATATCGACGTCGCGGCCGGTCGCGGCCTCGATCCCGGTGGACGCGCCGCCGCCGCCCGCGAAATTGTCGACGATCAGGCCCCATCCGGGATGCGGCGCCGCCGGCAGCGGCAGGTCGAGCAGGGTCGCGGGGCTCATCCGAAGAAGCCGTGCTGCACGAGGCCCCGGATGAGCTGGCCCACGAAGTAGAGGGCGACCAGGATGCCGAAGCCGATAAGCAGGCGGTCGCCGAGATGCTTGCGGCTGGCGGGGTCGAAATCGTCGGCGTTGAGGTGGCGCGCGCGCCGCGGCTGCCATTGCGGCGCGTTCATGCCGAAGCTCCGGCGCGTTCGCGGGCGGCTGTGGCGGCGGCGGGGAAGTATTTCTCGGGCTGCTTTTCGAGCAAGGCCTGGAGGACGCGGGCGCGGTTGTGGCGGTCGGCGAGCGCCTTGGCGCGGTCGACGTCGGCCTTCTTCGGCCGGGCCTTGCCGGCCATGCGCGCGTCGATCGCATCGAGCTCGGCGCGCTCCTCGGCGCTCAGCGCGTCGGCGTTGAGCAACGCGGTGCGCGAGAGGCGGCGGGTGCCGCTCGCGGTGTAGGCGCCCGCGATCGAGACGGTGACCCAGTCGGGGTTGCCGGGATCGATGCCGGTGATGCGGACGGCCAGCGTCTGGCCAGCCTCGACGAGCAGCGCCCAGCTGCCGACATTGGGGAAGGATGTGGGTGTGCGAAGCATGCGGGACCTCCCGTGTGGAACGGGAGGCGTTATGCTTTCAGTGTTTGCTGACAGTCAAGAGCGTATTTCAGTAATGACTGACAATGTGCGCTGACATCGTCGCTGCTATGATAGCGCTGCAACCGTGGAAAGGTCTCCCCGATGTTCCTTCTCGCCGTCGCCGCTGCCGTTTCGACACCAGCCATGCCACCGGTTCCCGCGCCCTATGTCCAGTTCCTTGGGCGGGCGGCGCCGGGTGAGGTGTCCACCTTGCGCGCGGGTGCTTGGCGCTTCTGCACCAGCGGCCGCAGCCGAGACCCCGCGATCGTCTGCATGGCATTTCAGGACGCGGCGGTGCTCCATGTTGTGATGCGCGAAAAGGAAGCGGAGGGACCGCGCGCCGATCCTGGCTTCGATCACTTCGGAGCGCGGGAGTGTCATCGCATCTATGAGGAGAACGGCAGCGAGGACGCTCGAATTCTCGATATATGTCTCGCGCATGCCGGATTGATCAGCCCAGGCGCTGCCGCCCGCTGATGGGTTATCCGATCGGCGTCGTCGGCGAGAGCTTCCGGAACGAGGACGGCAGCGAGCGGCAGGAGGAGATTGCGCGTTGCCGTGCAGGCGAGACCGTCGAGCTGCTGCGCGATCCCGAGAATCGGTTCGATGCGAATTGCGTCCGCGTCGTCTCGGAGCGTGGCGTCCAGATCGGCAATATCTCGCGCGACGATTACTGGATTGCTGAGCGGATCGACCGCGGCGCCAGCGTTCGAGCGGAGATTATGAGCATCTGCACAAACGTGCGTGGGTTGTTTGGTGTCGTGCTCGACGTGTCCACCGACTAATCAGAAGAGCGTACCGGCCACCTTATGCATCGCGACCACGCGTCGGGCGTCGATGCGGAAGATCTTGGGCGGGTTGAATTGCTCCAGCTCCACGAACGCGGCGCCGCGGCGGTTCAGGCGCTTGATCAGGACCATCGAGATGCGCTCGTTCTCGCCATCGCTGCCGCGCAGCTGGACGAGCACGTAATCGCGGATCGAGATGTTAGCCCTCGGCGTGACCGCGATCGTCTCGCCGGGCTCGAACTTCGGTGCCATCGAATCGGTGAGGATGTTCACGCCGTAGGCCCTAGGGTCCTCGGCCAGGCTGAGCGGCCTCGCCTTGTAGTCGAGCACATCGCTGATGTGCAGCTCGACCAACTCGATATCCTCGTCGAGGTCGCCATGCTCGCCAGCAACGGCTGTCCCAAGGACCGGGATGGCAGGCAGAGGGTCCTCGCCCCGGAAGGCGTGGCGGACCTCCGCGGCCGTGGGCAGGCCGACAGCGGCGACCTCCGTTCGCACGGGGGCGATCTCGGCCTCGAAAGCGGCGAGGCTGACGCCGATCGCGTCGAGCAACTTCTCGAGTGTATCGTAGCGGGCCCGGCCGCGATTGCGGATATCCGTGAAGACGTTGCGGTTCACCTTCGCCTTCACCGTCCAGGCATTGGGGGAAAGCTCGTGTGGCTTCAGCGCCATGAGCGCTTCGTACAGCCGCGGACTGACGGTCTCCTCCATGGGGCCGAGGATATGGCATGCGGTTGCAGCAGGCGCTATTTCAGCCATTGCTAACATTTTTTAGCTGAAGCTGACATTTGGCCCTTGCAATGTCAGCGAACACTGAATTATTCAGCAGGTCATGGATATTCCCACCCGCGAAGAACTGGTCCGGCATTACGAGGACTTCTGCCGGCGCCACCACATGCGCCCGACGAGATTCGGCCGCGACGCGACCGGCGAGCCGCAGCTGATCCAGAGCATCCGCGACGGACGCTCGCCTTCGCTCGACCTGCTCAACCGAGTTGCCTCCTTCATGGCGGAACGCGACGCGACGCTCGATAAGCCGCTCGATGCCGCGCGGTCAGCCGATAACGCAGCCGAAATAATCGGCGAAGCCCCGCACGACGCGCCGGAGGCTGACAGCCACCGCCCTTTCGCACCCCCTTCATCGTCGACCTCTTCGCCGACGACCGCGCCGTCGCCGCCGCCAGCGGCGAGCCCGGCCTCTTCGACGCCTGGGGCTGAGGCGGCATGAGCTACCGTTCCTCTCCATCCTTCGCTGTCGGCGGCGCCGATGTGCGGCCGGTGCCGGGGCCTTCGTTCACGCTGCCGCCGAACCGACGGCCCGACGACTTCGCCAGCGGCCAGCTGCGCTGGATCAGGGTCGCCCTGTTCCGGGAAGCGACCGGCGAACGCCAATGAGCGACCGCACCCTCATCCTCGCCCCCGAACTGCAGGCCGGGAAGGCCGCGACCAAGGCGCTGATCCGCGCCTTCGGCGGGCAGGAAGCGGCGGCGAGCGAGTGCGAGAAGAGCCAGTCGCGCATGTGCGACTATGGCTCGCCCCACACCCGCGACTTCATGCCGGTGAACGACGTCCGGACGCTCGAGGCGCGGACGCACGGCCAGCCTGGCCATCCCCACGTCCCCCGCTGGCTCGCGCGGCAGGCCGGCCACGTCCTGGTGCGGCTGCCGGTCGCCGGTGGCGTCGTCGCCGACGTTCATGCCGAGATCGGCGCGATCTCGCGCGATGCCGGCGAGGTCGTGCAGCGGGTCTGCGAGGGCCTGCGTGACGGCCGGGTCTCGGCCGGCGACGTGCGGCGGCTGCGCATCCGCGAGGAGATCGCCGAGGCGCAGCAGCACCTCGCCGCGCTCGACGCGCTCGCGGCGCAGATCGAGGCGGAGGGCGACTGATGGCGGCGGGGGGCGCGGCACCGATGGTCTGCGCCACCCGCGTGGCGGCCGTCGAGGAAATCGACGCGTGGGTGCGGACGGCGAAGAAGGGCGACCGCTTCGTCTATTGCAGCGGCCCCGCGATCGTTCACGGACCGGCGCGCGACCGCGCCTATGCACTCTACCAAGCGGGGCTGGTCGATCTGTTCGCCCCGCTCGCCAGCGGGTGCGCGGGTCGCGACTACCTCCTGGTGCGACGCGCGACGCCGCTGCCGAGCCAGGAGGCGCCGGGCGATGCGGCGCTGGATGCGATCCTCGCGGCGCTGGCCGCGGCAGCGGCGGCCGACGAGCCCTGCCCGAGCAATGCCGCGCTGGCGCGCGCCGCGGCGCTCGAGACGCGCGAGCAGGCCGCCTGGCGCGTCGCGAAGCTCAAGCAGGACGGCTTCATTCGCAGCTGGCCGACCGGCGACCAGCAGATTCCCCGCGTCGTGACGATCGTCGCGACCGGCAAGACGACGCGCACCCCGAAGGGATGGAGGCCATCCAATGTCTAGAGCCACGATGCTGACGGGCGATCATATCCTCACCGTGCGCCGCGCCGTGGCCGAGGCGGTGCCGCCGCATCAGCCGCGCCTGAAGGCGCGGATCCTCGCCGGCACGTTCGACGAATGCCCGCTCATGGCCGCCGGCATCGCCGCGGCCGAGCGGGTGCTGGAAGGATTGTTTTCATGACATTCGGCGGCCCCCTTTCTGCCGCCGATCGCGCCGGGGCCTTGCATGCCCCCCCGCTTGCCCCGGCGCGCACCGCTCCCCGGAGCCCCGAAGCCTTCATCGCCCGGCGCGAGGCGGCGCGGCGGTTCCTCGAAGGCTGCGGCGCGCGGCCGTATTTGCTCAATCACGACGTCATCTATCCGGTGCCGAACGCCTGGCAGGTGGCGGGCTGGGCCGGGACGTTCGGCGACCATGACCTGATCGCGCTCGCCGAAGAGCTGGGGATGGCCCATGGCTGACCGCTCCGCCATCGAATGGACCGATGCGAGCTGGAACCCGATCCGGGCGCGCGCGATCACGCTGCAGAGCGACGGCAGCGGGAAGGACCGGACGGGCTGGCATTGCGAGCATGTCAGCGAAGGGTGCCGCAACTGCTATGCGGAGGCGTTCAATCGGCGGCTCGGCACGACCTTCGGCTACAAGCCCGGCAATCTGAAGCATCGCACGCGCCTGGGCGATCGGCGCGGCGAGGTCACCCTGTTCCTTGACGAGACGATGCTGCTGGCGCCGCTCCGGTGGCGGCGGCCGCGCAAGATCTTCGTCGGCTCGATGACCGACATCTTCGCCGACTTCGTGCCGGACGAATGGCTGGACCGGATGTTCGCCGTCATGGCGCTCTGCCCGCATCACGTCTTCCAGCTGCTGACCAAGCGGCCGGAGCGGATGCGGCGGTATCACGAGCGGTTCGAACGAGCCGATTGGCTGGGTAACCTGCTCGATATAATGGACGAACTCGCGCGCGGTTGCGGGGTCAGCTTTGGATCGAGTGGCTTTACGCGCTGGCCACTCCCGAATGTCTGGCTCGGCACGTCGATCGAGGATCGGCCGGCGCTGCTGGACCGCGCGGGGCATCTGCGCAAGACGCCGGCGGCGGTGCGCTTCTTCTCGTGCGAGCCGCTGCTCGGCGATCTCGGCGACGTCGTTCTGTCCGATATCGACTGGATCATCTGCGGCGGCGAGAGCGGCGCCGATGCGCGGCCGATGCATCCGGACTGGGCGCGCTCGCTCCGCGACCAATGCGCAGCCGCCGGCGTGCCGTTCTTCTTCAAGCAATGGGGGGAATACCGCCCCTGCACCGAGTCTGAGCTCAAGCAGGCATGCGGCGCAACGCTCGTCGGCGACGGCCTGACGGGTGCTTACATGATGCGCGTCGGCAAGAAGAAGGCTGGCCGCCTGCTCGACGGCGTCGAGCATAACGGGATGCCGGCATGAGCGGCGTCACCAGCCTCAATCGGAAGAACGTGCCCGTCATCGGCATGGCCGCGCCTGACGATCAGCCGCAGGTGATGGTCGGGGCGAGCCTCGAATCTCCGATCGGTCCGGTCGTTTGCGTCGGCACCGCCTGCTCGCTGACGCCGGGCCAGCGCGGCCTTGCGCTGGTCGCCCACATCACACCGGATGACGCCGATAAGCTCGCGGACCAGCTTCGAGACGCCGCGCAGGAAGTGCGGCGGCACATCCAATGAGATACGGCCCCGCCTCCGAGGCCTCGGCCGAGCCGCAGTCCTACCTGGACTTCGTGCGCGCGAAGATCATCGCGCTGCCGCCGCTCGGCTTCGACGTTGCGCCTGAGGACGTTCACCCGGCGCTGAAGCCGCACAATCGCGACATGGTCGTGTGGGCGGTGCGCGGCGGCCGCCGGGCGATCTTCGCGAATTTCGGCCTGCACAAGACGATCATGCAGCTCGAAATCCTCCGCCTGATCCGTGGGCGGATCGGCGGGCTGCAGCTGCAGGTGGCGCCTCTCAACGTCATCCTTGAGGGGACGTTCGCCGAGGATGCGGGCCGGATCGGGGTCGAGACGAAGTTCGTCCGCACGACGGCGGAAGTGATTGCGCTGCGTGACGCGGGCTGGGTCGGCCAGTATCTCACCAATTACGAGAGCGTGCGGGAAGGCAAGATCGACCTCTCGCTCTTCAACGGCGCCTCGCTCGACGAAGCCGACTGCCTCCGCGGCTTCGGCGGCACCAAGACCTTCCGTGAGTTCATGCGGCTGTTCGACGGCATGGCCTACAAGTTCGTGGCCACCGCGACGCCGAGCCCGAACGAATATGTCGAGCTGCTCGCCTATTGCGCCTTCCTGGAGGTGATGGACGTCGGCCAGGCGAAGACCCGCTTCTTCAAGCGCAACAGCGAGGAAGCCGACAACCTCACCATCCATCAGCACAAGGTCGACGAATTCTGGATGTGGGTGAACAGTTGGGCCGCCTTCGTCCAGCGGCCGAGCGATCTCGGCCATAGCGACGAAGGGTACGACCTGCCGCCGCTCCGCGTCCGCTGGCACGAGGTGCCGAGCGACCATCTGAAGGCAGGCGAGGAGGCGGACGGCCAAGGCCTGCTGCTGAAGCGCGAGGCGCTGGGCGTCGTCGGCGCCTCGCGCGAGAAGCGCGACAGCATCGACGCGCGGGTGGCCAAGCTGATGCAACTGCGGGCTGAGGATCCGGGGGCGCACCGGCTGATCTGGCACGACCTCGAGGCGGAGCGCCTGGCGATAGAGAAGGCGATCCCGGGCGTTCGCTCCGTCTGGGGGTCGCAGGACCTCGACGCGCGCTCGGAGGCCTTCCAGGCGTTCAAGACCGGCCGGGCCCAGGAGCTGTCCACCAAGCCGGTGATCGCCGGCGCCGGCGGCAACTTTCAGAAGCATTGCCACTGGGCGATCTTCCTCGGCATCGGCTTCAAGTTCCGCGACATCATCCAGGCGATTCATCGCCTGCAGCGCTACGGCCAGCTGTTCGAGGTGCTGATCGACTTCATCTTCACCGAGGCTGAGCGCGCGGTGAAGGCGGAATTCGAGCGGAAGTGGCGCGACCACGAAGCAATGTGCGCCCGCATGTCGGAGATCATCCGCACCTACGGGCTCGGCCTGACGGGCGCGAGCGACCTGCTGGAGCGGACGGTCGACGAAGGCGCGGCCGAGCGGGTTGAGCAGGGCGACGGCTGGACCGTCTATCGTAACGACACGGTGATCCGCACTGCCAAGCTGGAGAGCGACAGCGTCGGCGTGATCGTCACCTCGATCCCGTTTTCGACGCAGTATGAATACACGCCGAGCTACAACGATTTCGGCCATAGCGACGACAGCGCCCATTTCTTCCGGCAGATGGACTATCTGACGCCGGAGCTGCTGCGCGTGCTCCAGCCTGGGCGGAAGCTTTGCGTCCACGTTAAAGATCGGGTGCGTCCGGGCGGCATGGAGGGCGTCGGCTTCCAGACGGTCGATCCGTTCCACGCCGAGTGCATCGCCCATTACCGGCGCCACGGCTTCTTCTACATGGGGATGATCACGGTCGAGACCGACGTGGTCCGCGAGAACAACCAGACCTATCGGCTCGGCTGGACCGAGAAGTGCAAGGACGGCAGCCGCATGTCGGTGGGCATGCCGGAATATGTGCTGCTGTTCCGCAAGGCGCCGAGCGACAGCTCGAACGGCTATGCCGACGTGCCGGTGGTGAAGGCGAAGGCCGATTATCCGCGGGCCCGCTGGCAGATCGACGCGCATGCCAAGTGGCGGAGCTCCGGCGACAGGCTGCTGGCGCGCGAGGATCTCGCCGGCCTGCCGGCGCGCGACATCTATCGCCGCTTCCGCGCGGCGGTGACCGCCAGCGTCTACGACCATGAATGGCATGTCGGGCTCAACCAGGGGCTGGAGGATGCGAAGTCGCTGCCCTCCGGTTTCGCCTTGCTGCCGCCGCATGCCTGGCACCCCGACATCTGGAGCGACGTGGCGCGGATGCGGACGCTCAACGGCGAGCAGGCCGCGAAGGGGCGCGAGATGCACCTCTGCCCGCTCCAGTTCGACATCGTCGACCGGCTGATCGTCTCCGACAGCAATCCCGGCGAGGTGGTCTACGATCCGTTCGGCGGGCTGATGACGGTGCCGCTGCGCGCGGTGAAGCTCGGCCGGCGCGGGCTCGGGGTCGAGCTTAACCCAGATTATTTCGACGATGCCGTGCGCATCCTGCGCGATGCCGATCGCGCGCGCGCGACGCCCAGCCTGTTCGACCTGATCGCCGCCGAGGAGGCCTCGGCCGAGGGCGAGGAAGACGAAATCCCCGAAGTGATGGAGGCGGCGGAATGAGCGACGACGCTTACGCCGGGCTCTGCCGGCACACCTATGTCGACAGCAACGGCTATTGTCATGATTGCCACACGCGCCCGTTCGGGGATCCCCGCGTTGGCGGCCCTCGATCCGTTCTGCAGGATTGGGTCGCGCACCTGACCTTCATGCAGCAAACCGTGCTCCTGACGGCTATTCGCGGCCCTGACGGCGTAGCGAAATATGGGGCGCCGAAGATGTTGCTGCGCTGGTACCGCCGCTGCATCCTGTTCTCCGCGATGGACGGAAAGGTGCTCGAGACGCCTTACGGGCCAGGCGGCGGCTCATTCACCGGGCCGAGCTACGATCCGACGACGCTGAAGCACGATTGGCGCGAACATATGGACGCGGTCGTCGCTCAATATTTGCGCGAGTTGGATGCAATTCCTCACCATTTCCAGCTTCATCTTCTGCACGCCATCGACATCCTTGGGTTCAAGCACCCCGTCTGTGCTGTCCGCGATTGGTGGAGCTCCACCTACAAGCGTCTCGTCCACGACATGCACCTCTGGCCTGAGACGGAGGAGCAACTCGACCGAAGGTTGGGCGACAATCGCGAGCAATGGCTCGAGCGCAACGATCCGGCGACGGTGGACTGATGAAGCGCCGCAGCCCCCCAAGGCATGTCTGCATCGTCCGCGGGTGCGGGGCGGCGGTGCCGCGCTGGAAACGGCTGTGCGACGCGCACTGGCGGCTGCTGCCGTTCGACCAGCGCCGCGCGATCGCGGTGGCCGGGCAGGAAAAGGCCATCGTCCGCGTCTCGGAGCTGAGCCTCGCCGCCGCCCGATGGATCGCCGAGCACTCGCCCGCGGCCGAGGCGGCGCGGCGGATGGGGGAGGCGGTCGAGTGAACGTCCTCTACAAGTGCAGCTGTATGTCGGCAGAGGCGTCGGTCACCGTGCCCGACCGGCTACCGGGCAGCGACATCATGCAGTGGATGACCGCCGTCCAGAACCGCATCGGCTACGATCATGCCGCCCGTTCGCCGCTCTGCCGGGCGAGCAAGATGGAATACGCGAAGATCCCCGTCGAGGACGGCGCAGGCATTGGCGAGAGGGCCACGCGTCAATGACGGCAGAGGCAACTCTCTTCGAGGATCCGCCGCAGCTGACTTGGCGGCGGCCAAAGAGCCGGGGCCAGTGCACGCGCGATGTGCAGGCCGGACCCGGCACCTGCTGGTATTGGTGGGACTGGTGTCCCAACGCCGACAAGCGGGGTTGCTTCGTTCGTTTTGCGCAGAACTTCGATGGCGAGCGCTACTCGATCATTGACGCCGACGCGGTGAGGGTAGAGCGATGACCCGCCAGCGGCGCGAGACGATCCGCGCCGAGCGCGATCTCGAATCGGCCGACTTCATCGACCGCTATGCCGATGCGGTGGAGAACGGGCTCCCTTTCGGCCCGAACAAGCTGCGGCATGGGGAAGAGGTGCGCTCGCCGCTGCTGGCGGCGCTGCGCGGCCTCGCTTCCTCCTTCCGCGCGGGATTGGTGGACTGATGGCCGGCGACATCCTCTTCGACGAGCTGCCCTCATTCGACTTGCCGCTGCCGCAGGACGAGCTGAAGCTGCTCGCCGCTCTTCCCGACTATGGCGACAATCATTGCGTTCAGCAGGTGCCTGACGATCAGGAGGCCTGCTGCCGCCGCCTTGCCGCGCGGGGGCTGGTCAAATTACATCGCTGGAAAGACGACCCGATCGCGATCCGGCCCACCATGTATGCCGGTCGCATCGGAGCCTGGCGCGACGTCGCGGGGATCGTCGACTGATGCCGCGCGCGCGCCCGCTCGTCACCGCTTTCGCCGTGGGGCTCGATGAGCTGGCGGCGGAGGTTCGCGCGCGGGCGCCGCGGCGCGGCATGCGCAAGCGCCTGGCGCACGAGCTCGGCATTTCGCAGCCGACCCTCTCCAACATCCTCGCGGGGCGCCGCGCGCCGCCCGCGCGCGTCCTCGCCAAGCTCGGCTTCCGCCTCCGCTTCGAGCGGATCGAATAGGCGATGGCGGGGCGGGGGCAAAGCCGAGGCGCGGGCGCGTCCTCGGCCGATGGGGTGCCGGCGACGATCGGCGATCTCACACTTGGCGAGCTGCCCAGCGATGGCGACGACCGCTATTGCGAGGAAGGGTGCGAGATCCCGGCGGGTGACCCGATCTATTGGACCGAGCCCGGCTATTACGAGGGCGAGTGCTCGCCCTATTGCCGCCGCCACGCTGAGGAGCGCGCGCGCGAGTGGGGGCTCCTATGACCGCGCGCGCCGATCTCTTCTCGGCGTCTTCGCTGAGCGTCCGCATGGTGCACGAGGAGGCGGTGGAGCTGACCCTCCAGTCGCTCCGCGCCTATTGGCCCGACCATAGCCATATCGCCGTCGCCTGGTCCGGCGGGAAGGACAGCACGGCGACGCTGACGCTGCTGATCCACATGATCGACGCCGGCGAGCTGCCGCAGCCGGAGATCCTGTACGTCTTCTATGCCGACACGCGGCAGGAGCTGCCGCCGATCCAGGCGGCAGCCGAAGCGATCATGGCCATGCTGCGCCGTCGTAACTGGATCCGCGTGATCGTGGTGCGGGCGCCGCTCGACAAGCGCTTCATGGTCTACATGCTCGGCCGGGGCGTGCCGCCGCCGAACAACAACACGCTGCGCTGGTGCACGCGGCAGATCAAGGTCGATCCGATGGCGGCGGCGCTGGAAGAGGCGATCTCGGCGCTGCCCGGCTCGGCGCTGATGATCACCGGCGTCCGGATGGGCGAAAGCGCGGTGCGCGACGACCGGATCGCCATGTCGTGCTCGAAGGATGGCGCCGAGTGCGGGCAGGGCTGGTATCAACAGGTGCTGCCCGAGGCGAAGGGCATCAGGGGCCGGGTCGCGACGCTGGCGCCGATCCTCCACTGGCGCGTCTGCATCGTCTGGGACTGGCTGAAATTCTATGCGCCGCAGCCTGAATTCGGGGGCTGGCCGACGAAGATCCTCGCCGACGCCTATGGCGGCGACGAGGCCGAGGAGATCAACGCGCGGACCGGCTGCATCGGCTGCCCGCTGGCGGAGCGCGATACGGCGCTCGAGACGATCGTGGCCATGCCGGCCTGGCGCCATTTGCGTCCGCTGATGGAACTGAAGCCGCTCTACCGGTGGCTGAGAAAGCCGGCGCAGCGGCTCCGCAAGGCAGGCGGCGAGAGGCTCAAGGACGGGACGCTGGCGAAGAACCAGCAGCGGATGGGGCCGCTGACGTTCAAGGCGCGGCTGCGGGTGCTCGACCGGGTGCTCGACATTCAGCGCCGGTCGGGCGTCGACCTGATCAACGGCGAGGAAGAGGCGCGGATCCGCGAGCTGATCGCGCTGAAGACGTGGCCGGACGGCTGGGACGGCAGCGAGCCGAGCGCCGCGGCGTGGCTCGACAGCTTCCATCAGGACGGATCGGTGCAGCCGATCCTGTTTCGCGAGCTGGTCGGGTCATGAAGCGCGCGCCCCAGACATCGCCGATGCTCGACGCGGCGCTGGCCTTCGCGGCGCGCGGGTGGCCGGTCTTTCCCTGCAACACGGCGAACAAGCAGCCTTTGCTGGCAGCGGCGAAGGACCCGAAAACGGGGCAGAAGATCAAGGGCACCGGTGGCGTCTCGCGCGCGTCGGTGCACGAGCAGGAGATCCGCACCTGGTGGAAGAAGTGGCCGCTGGCGATGGTAGGCCTCGCCACCGGCCATGCCGAGCTGTTCGAGGACGGCAAGCCGGGCGCGGTCAATCGCCGCCTGTTCGTGCTCGATTTCGATCCGCGCCACGATCCGGAGACGGGCGAGGAATATACGCTCGAGCGGCTGAAGGCGGAGACCGAGGCGCAGATCGGCTGCGCGCTGCGGGCGACGCTGGCGGCACGAACACCCTCCGGCGGCGTCCACCTCTATTACGTGACGCCCGACGACGGCGGCGCGCCGATCCGCAATCGCGGCAACCTTCCGCTCCATGTCGATGTGCGCGGGCTCGGCGGGTACGTGATCGCGCCGCCGAGCGTGATGGAGGATTGTCGTCGCTACCGCTGGCTGCACGGCGCGGCCGACGCGCCGATCGCGGAGGCGCCGGCGGCGCTGATCGCGGAGCTGCGCGCGCCGAAACGGAAGGAATCTCCTCCGGACGGCTCGGGACGAACGGCGAGGCCTGTGTCGCCGTCGCCGCCTTTGCCCGCCGACATGGACGATGCCGCGCGCGACGCGGTGCGAAAATACGCCCTGTCGGGCCTCGATGCGGAATTGCAGGCGGTGCGATCGGCGCCGAGCGGCCGGCGCAACGCCCAGCTCAACGAAAGCGCGCTGAAGATCGCCGGGCTGGTCGCGGCCGGCGCCCTCGACGCGACGCTCGCCCGCTTTTCGCTCGAGGCGGCCGCGCGGGAGAATCCCGGCCGGGACGATGACGGCCAGCTGCTCGCGACGATCGACAGCGGCTGGTCCGCCGGATTGAACAATCCTCGCGACCTCGCAGAGGTCGCGGCCGCTGCGCGCTTGCGCGCCTCCCGCCCGCGCCGCTCGTCCGCCGGCATGCGCCATCCTTCCGGGCGTCCGCCCCCGGACACGCCCGCGCGCCCGCGCACCGGCGGTGACGATGATCAATCGCAATCCTTCCGGTCCGGAAGGCTGGATCGCGAACCAAATGGTGGCGGGGGTGCGGGAGTGGCCCCAAGGGCGCTCAGCGAGGCCGAGACGGCGCGGCTGATGCGGATCGCGGAGCATTGGCTGAAGGGCCGCCTGGAGCATGTCGCGCGCGAGGCGAAGGCGCTGACGCAGCTGGCCTGGAGCATCGGGCGGCGGGTCTCGGCCGGGCTGCTCGACGTCGGCGAGGCGAAGGAGGCGCTGTGGCCGCTGTGCGAGGATGTCGCCGACGTCCAGCATGCCGATATCGACCGCGCGATCGACGACGGCATCGCGCGCGGCTTCGATCCGGAGCCGGCTTTGATGGACCTCATGCTGTCGGGTTATCCGATGACCGATTTCGGGATCGCCGAGCGGTTCCGGGACCGCCACGGCCACAATTTCCGCTTCACCACCGGCAAGGGGTGGCTGGGCTGGGACGAGCGCCGCTGGAAGGTGCTCGACCAGGACAAGGACACGCTGCCCGCCGAGCTGATCTCGGCCGTGTTCGAGACGATCCGCGACATCCAGCGCGAGGCGCGGCGGGTCGCCGAAACGGGCGTCAAATGGTCGCTGATCAAGGATGGGAAGGAGCAACGGCTCGATCTCGACGACGAGGGCAATCCGCACGGGCTCGACCGGTGGGTCGCCAAGGGCAAGACCTTCATCCTCTTCTCCGAGATGCTGCGCATCTTCGGACGGCAGAGCGAGCAGGTGGGGAAGCCGGCTTCGGTGGCGAATCTCGCGCGGCGCTGGCTGACCGTGCCGATCGAGGAATTCGACCGCGACAAGCTGGCCATCAACGTGATGAACGGCACCTTGCGCTTCGCGCGCGAGGCGCTGCCCGATGGCGGCTCGTCGGCCTCGGTGCGGCTCGAGCGACACAAGCGCGAGGATCTGCTGACCAAGCTCGCGCCCGTCGACTATGATCCCGCCGCCCCGGCGCCGCTCTACGAGGCCATGTTCGAATGGGCGCAGGAGCTGCCGGCGATGCGGCGCTACCTCCACCAGGTGGCCGGCTATGCGATGACCGGCGAGACCGGCGAGCACAAGCTCTGGTTCAATTACGGGCGCGGCCGCAACGGCAAGTCGACGACGATCGACAGCTGGTGCGCGGCGCTCGGGGACTATAGCGGCACGACGCTCATCGAGACGTTCCTCGACCAGGGGATCAAGAAACGCGGCGACCAGGCCTCGCCCGATCTCGCCCGCCTTGGCGGCGTCCGCATGCTGCGCGCGTCCGAGCCGGAGCGCGGCGCGAAGCTCAACTCGGCGCTGATCAAGTTCGTCACCGGCGGCGAGCCGGTGCCGGTGCGGGCGCTGCATCGCGGCTTCTTCGACCTGCTGCCGCAATTCAAGCTGCTCATGAGCGGCAATTCCAAGCCCGACATTCCCGACACGGACGAGGGGATATGGGGCCGGATGAAGCTGGTGCCGTGGTTGCGCAACATCGATCAGCCGCCCGACGGCGCGGTCAACTGGCCGAAGAAGGACGAGCGGCTCGGCGACAAGATCAAGGCGGGCGAGCTGGCCGGCGTGTTCAACCATCTCGTGCGCGGGCTGCTGGACTATCTCGCCCACGGCTTCGTCGAGCCCGCCGAGGTGAAGGCGGCGACGCAGGCCTATCGCGACGACAGCGACCCGCTGGCGCGGTTCCTGCGGCTGTGCACCGAGCACGATCCCGGCGGGCGCGTCCAGTCGTCGAAGCTGCACGAGGTGTTCGTCGCCTGGTGCAAGGCCGCCGGCGAGAAGGAGTGGACCCAGAAGGGCTTCTCGAAGGCGATGGCCGACAAGGGCTTCGCCAAGAAGGCGAGCGACGGGATGCAGTGGCTCGGCCTCAAGCTGGTGCGCCAGGCGACCGACTTCGTCGACGAGAATGGCCGGGTGCGCGCGCTGCCCGACGACATGGCGCTGGAGCCGCCGTCGCCGTCTCCCGACGCGCCCTTGTGGGCCGGCGGTCCGGGCGGAACGCGCCCCCCGATCCGCGCGCCGGACGACGATGACGAGGATTTCCTGCCGTAATCCTTCCGTCTGGAAGGGTGGCGGAACGATCACCGGAAGGAAGAAAGCGCGGATTTCTGCGGGTTCGGAAGGGTTGGAAGCTTCGGCGACATGTTGGCGGCGTGTGCGAGCATGCGCGGGCGCGCACGAAAGAACATTCACGCAAATGCTTCCAATCCTTCCGTTCCTTCCAGTCTTTAGAATTAAGTGAGATGTTCCAATGAGATATGAAGAGACCAATGCCGGAAGGATTGCGGGCCGAGCTTCCGATGACGGAAGCTTCATGAGCTGGCAGATGGTCGAGGACCGGCTCGTCGAGGCGTTGCAGCTGTGGTGGCGGATGCCGGACAGCGATGGGCGCTATGGGCTGAGAGGGCGCATCTCGTCGATCTGGCGGCAGTTCGTCCCGGAGCGCGCGCTGATCGACGCGGTGACGGAGGAGCCGCGCGCGCTGCCGCCGAGCCGCGGCGATATCGGTCGGATGCAGGAAGCCACCGATTGGATCGTCCATGTGCCGGATCGCGACCGGCGCATGACGGTGCTGGCCTTGCTCTACCTGGCGCGGGGCGAAGCGCGGGTGCCGTGGATGGAGCTGTGGGACCAGCTCGGCCGTGGTCGGCCCGGTCCTGACGGGCTGCGCATGCGCTACTCGCGGGCGCTGACGATCATCGCCGCGGCGCTCAACCGGGGCCGCTGAGCGGCACGCCTTCGCAAAAATGGCGGAAATCTGCGTGGGTGGCTGTCAAGGTGGGTGTTGACGTCGAACGAAAATAATGGGTGTTCGCCACCCACCCCAAAATCGGTATTTAAACGTTATCGTTCGAACCGCGTTGCGCTCGGCTCGGCGCTCAATCCTGAAACCGATGGCGATTGGCGATGTCCAGGCTGAAGGCGGCGACGCCGCGGGTGGCGGCGCTGCAGCCGAAGCTGATGGCTGCGGCGAAGTCGGCCGAGCCATTCTATCAATCCAAGGCGTGGCGGGCGCTGGTCGCCCGGCGGCGCCGCGATCCGGACTATGCCGCGGCAAAGGCGAGGGCGCTCCCCGGCGAGCGGGTCATCCTCGACCATGTGCGCGAGCGGAAGGACGGCGGCGCCGACCTCGATCCCGCGAACACGGCGTGGCTCACCTTCTCCGAGCATCAGGCGAAGACGGCCGCCGCGAGGCGGGCGCGGGCGCGCGGATGGTCGCTGCGGGGGTAGGGGTGGCAAAAGTCTACGGAGGGCGGTCGCCTCATCACCGCGCTCCTAGCATTTGGAGATTTTTTTTGTGGCTGAATGGGATTTTGACCTTTTAGGCGATCCCGTTCCGCCTGGCTTCGGCAAGCGTGGTCGCCCGCCGCACATTCCGACGGACGAAAATCGCCGTAAAGTCATGGTGTTAGCGGCCTTCGACCGGAACGAGGAGCAGATCGCCGCAGCGCTGTCGATCACTCCGCCGACCTTGCGGAAGCATTATTTTCGCGAGCTGCGCGCCCGGCTCGAAGCCCGCCAGCGGCTCGAAGGAAAGCTGCTCGCGGCCCTGCTCAGCGAGGTCGACAAGGGCAACGTCTCGGCGATCGACAAGCTCTACAAGCGGCTCGACCGTCACGACGCCTTCGTGCCGGGCCGTCTCGCGCAGCCGCGCAAGGGGAAGGCGCCGAAGCTCGGCAAGAAGGAGCAGCGGCTCGTCGACGCGCAGACGGCCGAGCAGGGCAATAGCTGGGGCGAGCTGGTCGACCGTTCGCAGGTCAATTGATCGCCGCCACCACCGCAAAGGGCTGGGACTTCGCCTGCCCGGACTGGGTGGAGCGCCTCCGCCACGGCCGCACGCTGGTGCCGGAGCTGCCGCTGAACGAGGCCGAGCGCGCCCGCGCGATCGGCATCTTCAACAAGCTGCGGATCCCGGACGTCATCGGGCAGCCGCCGATGCGCGAGGCCGCCGGCGACTGGTTCCGCGACATCGTCGGCGCCGTGTTTGGCTCGGTCGACGAGGCCGGCATCCGCCATGTGCGCGAGCCCTTCGTGCTGGTCCCGAAGAAGAATTCGAAGACCACCGGCGGCGCCGGCTTCGCCCTGACCGGGCTGATCGAGAACCGGGCGCCGCGGCAGGAATTCCTCTTCGTCGGGCCGACGCAGGAGATCGCCGCGCTCGCCTTCGACCAGGCCGCCGGCATGATCGAGGCCGATGACGAGCGCTACCTCCAGAAGAGGTTCGTCGCGAAGGACCATATCAAGACGATCGTCGACCTGACGAACGGCAGCGAGCTGAAGATCAAGACCTTCGACATGAAGGTGATGACGGGGGCGAAGCCGAAGGGCGTCGTCGTCGACGAGCAGCACGTCATGAGCTCGCTCTCCTATGCGAGCCGGGTGATGGGCCAGATCCGCGGCGGCCTCGCCGTCCGCGACGACAGCTGGCTGCTGATCATCACGACGCAATCGGACGAGCCGCCGGCGGGCTGCTTCCGGGCCGACCTGCAGCTCGCCCGCGCCATCCGCGACGGACGCCTGCGCGGGAAGGCGGCGAAGATGCTGCCCGTCCTCTACGAATTTCCGGAGGCGATGCAGACCGATCCGGCCAAGCCGTGGGCGGACCCGAAGAACTGGCCGATGGTGCTGCCGAATCTCGGCCGCTCGATCAGCCTCGGCCGCCTCGAGGAGGAATTCGCCACTGCCCGCGAGAAGGGCGAGGAGGAGGTGCGGCGCTGGGCGTCGCAGCACCTCAATGTCGAGATCGGCATGGCCCTCCATTCGGCCCGCTGGCGCGGCGCCGATCTGTGGGAGACGGCGGCCGAGCCGGAGCTGACGCTGGACGGCATCCTCGCCCGCTGCGAGGTGGTCGTGGCCGGGATCGACGGCGGCGGCCTGGACGATCTGTTCGGCCTGTGCATCGCGGGCCGCGAGAAGCTGACCAAGCGCTGGCTCTACTGGTTCCACGCCTGGGCGCTGCGCGAGGTGCTCGATCACCGCAAGGAGATCGCGCCGCGGCTGCTCGACTTCGAGCAGGACGGCGACCTCACGATCGCGCAGACGGGCAGCGAGATCGTCGACGCGGTAACGGAAGTGATCGGAAGGGTGGAAGCCACTGGCTTGCTCCCGGAGAAAGCGGGCGTCGGCCTCGATCCCTACGGCATCGGCGCGGTCGTCGACGCGCTCGCGGGGATCGGCATCGAACATCCTCGCGTCGTCGCGGTGCCGCAGGGAACGAAGCTCTCTTCCGCCGTCTGGTCGATGGAATGGAAGCTGAAGGACGGGGCCATGGCCCATTCCGGCAGCCGGTTGATGGCGTGGTGCGTCGGCAACGCGAAGGCGGAGCAGCGCGGCGACGCCGTGCTGATCACGAAAGAGGCGGCGGGCAAGGCGAAGATCGACCCGCTGGTGGCGGGCTTCAACGCCACCAAGCTGCTCGAGGCGAACCCGGAAGGGGTCCGCGAGTCGATCTATGAAAAGCGCGGCCTCCGCAGGCTGTAGGAGGATCGGGAATGGGTTTCCTCAGCCGGCTCGGCAACGCCCTGGCGGGCGGGGCCATGGAGCTGCCGAAAATCCGCGCGCTCGGCCTCGAGCGCATGGATTTCGAGGATCTGCGCGATCCCCGCCTGGCGGTGTTTCTCGCCGGCACGCGCCAGACCGCCTCGGGCCTCTATATTTCGGAGCGTCTGGCGCTCCGCAACAGCGCGATCTACCGCTCGCTGAGCCTGATCACGGGCGCGATCGGCATGCTGCCTCTGTTCCTGATGCGGCGGATCGACGATGACGATTCGGAGAAGGCCCGCGACCATCCCCTGTTCCAGGTGCTGCACAAGCGCCCGAACAGCTACCAGACGCCCTTCGAGTTCAAGGCGTTCATGCAATATTGCGCGCTCGCGGACGGCAACGCCTATGCGATGATCGTCCGCCGCCCAGGCGGAGGACCGATCCTCGGCCTCTATCCGCTGAAGCGCGGCGCGGTCGAGCCGCGCTTGGACGACGCCTGGAACCTCGTCTTCCGCTACACCCGCCAGAGTGGCGGCACGGTCGACCTGTCGCCACAGGAGGTTTTTCACTTCCGGGCGCCGATGAGCCTGGAAGGCCTGAAGGGTCTCTCCCTGCTGGACATGGCGGCCGAGGCGATCGGCATCGCAGCGCAGGCCGAGAAGGCGGCGGCGCGGCTGTTCCGGCACGGCTCGTTCGCCACTGGCGCGCTCAAGGTGAAGGGAACGCTGTCCGACGAGGCCTTCGACCGCCTGCGCGGCAGCTTCGAGGAGAATTACGCCGGCGCCGAGCAGAGCGGGAAGCCGTTCATCTTCGAAGAGGACATGGACTGGGCGACCATCCCGTCGACTGCGAAGGAGGCGCAGCACCTCGAAACCCGCAAGTTCCAGGCGGAGGAGGTCTCCCGCTTCACCGGCGTTCCGCGGCCGCTCCTGATGTTCGACGAGACGAGCTGGGGCAGCGGCATCCAGACGCTCGGCCAGTTCTTCGTCACCTACGGCCTCCAGCCCTGGTTCACGGCCTGGGAGGAAGCGATCTGGCGTTCCTGCCTGACGATGGCGGAGCAGGCGCTCTATTTCGCCAAGTTCAACGCGGCTGCGCTCCTGCGCGGGTCGCCCAACGATCAGGCGGCCTTCGTCGCCAAGGCGCTCGGCGCCGGCGGCTCGCAGCCATGGATGACGCCGAACGAGGCGCGAAGCAGCTTCGACATGAACCATATCGAGGGCGGCGACGCGCTGCCGCCAAGGGCCGGCGCGACGTCGGCGGCGGCGGACGAAGGCGCCGCCGAGACGCCGTCTTCTCAGGGGAAAGCAAATGGGTAGGATCTTCGCGATGGCGCGCCCCGGCGCGCTGCCGGTGCCGACGAACCGCGATGTCGCGGCGCTTACCAAGCCGAACGTGCTCGAGCGCTGGAGCGAGGATGCGGCAGGCATCCGCGCGCTCGCCATGGGCGACAATGTCATCACGATGTTCGACGTGATCGGCGAGGATTTCTGGTCCGGCGGCGGGATCACCGCCAAGGGCGTGGCCGCGCAGCTGCGCGCGATCGGCGACAAACCGGTCGAGGTCCAGATCAACTCGCCCGGCGGCGACATGTTCGAAGGGATCGCCATCTACAACGTCCTTCGCGAGCATTCGCAGCCGATCACTGTCAAGATCATGGGCATGGCCGCCTCGGCCGCCTCGATCATCGCCATGGCCGGCGACACGATCGAGATCGGCGCCGCAAGCTTCATCATGATCCACAATTGCTGGGTGATGGCGATCGGCAATCGCCACGACATGGCCGAGACGGCGGCATTCCTGGAGCCGTTCGACGCCGCGATGTGCGACGTCTACGCCGCACGCACCGGGGCCGCCGCCACCGACGTCGCCAAATGGATGGACGCCGAAACCTACATGGGCGGGTCGACGGCCGTCGAGCGCGGTTTCGCCGACGCCCTGCTCCCCGCCGACCAGGTCAAGGTCGACGAGACCGCCAAGGCGGCGGACCGGAGCATCAACGACATTCGCGCGATGGAGCTGCAGCTCGTGTCGGCGGGCCTGACCCGCGGCGAAGCGCGCGCGCGCATCAACAAGATCAAGGGCACGCCTGGCGCTGCCGTTGAGCCCGCCTCCACGCCCGGCGCTGGTGGCCCTGAACTGGTCGTGCCGCTGGCCGGCCTGCTCGCCACTTTCAAATAACGGGAGACTATCATGAAGAAGATGACTCACGCCGCGTTGCTCGCGGCGGGTGCCGCCATTGTCACGCCCCGTGCCATTGCCGGCCAGCGCGTCCGCATGGACGCCACCGACCCCAAGGTCCTCATCGAGCAGATCCAGGCCGCGGTGAAGGAGATGCGCGACGTCAACGATCAGCGCCTCAAGACGATCGAGGCCAAGGTCGACCCGCTCGACGTCGAGAAGCTCAACGCGCTCGCCACGACGGTGACCGAGCTGCAGGCGTCGCTCGATGCCCAGGCGAAGCAGTTCGCCGCGGCCCGCCTTGGCGGCGGCGACGTGACGCCCTTCCAGGACCCGGACTATTCGAAGAAGTTCGCGACCTATTTCCGCGACGGCACCGGCGAGGCCGAGATCAAGGCGGCCCAGAAGACCGGCATCCGCGCCGCCCTCTCCGAGGGCAGCTCGGCGAACGGCGGCTACACCACGCCGGTCGAATGGGACCGCACGATCACCGATGCGCTGAAGCTCGTCTCCCCCATTCGTCAGGAGGCGGCGGTCATCCAGATTTCGACCGTCGGTTTCAGCCGGGTCTACAATGATCGGTCGGTCGGTTCGGGCTGGGTCGGGGAGACCGCATCGCGTCCCGCCACCACGACGCCCGGCCTGACCTCGCTCACCTGGGCGATCGGCGAGATCTACGCGAACGCCGCCGCCTCGCAGGATCTGCTCGACGACAGCCTGATCGACATCAGCGCCTGGCTGACCAGCGAGATCGAATATGAGTTCGCCCGGCAGGAGGGCATCGCCTTCCTCTCCGGTGACGGGACCAACAAGCCGAACGGCCTGCTGACCTACGTCACCGGCGGTGCCAATGCGGCGACGCATCCGTTCGGTGCGATCACCACCACCGCCAGCGGCGCGACCGGCGCGATCACCACCGACAAGGTGGTCGACCTGGTCTACTCGCTGCCGACGATGTTCCAGCCCAACGCCAAGTTCTTCATGAACCGCGCCTCGTTCGGCACGATCATGAAGCTGAAGAACGGCCAGGGCAATTACATCTGGCAGCCGAGCTTCCAGGCGGGTCAGCCCTCGACGCTGATGGCGGCTCCGGTCGTGGAGCTGCCGGACATGCCGGCGGTCGCCACCGGCAATGCGGCGCTGCTCTATGGGGACATGCGCCGGACCTATCTGATCGTCGACCGGATGGGCGTGCGGACGCTTCGCGACCCGTACACGAACAAGCCCTACGTCCAGTTCTACACCACCAAGCGCGTCGGCGGCGGGGTCAACAACCCGCAGGCGATGAAGGCGATGGTCATCGCCTGAACCTGGACGGCCCGCGATAGGAGGCGCCGGAGCGATCCGGCGCCTCCTTCGTATCAAGAAGGGACGGCGCTGCCGCCTCTTCTCCATGCGAAGGAGGAAGAAATGGCAGAGACTGACACTGGCGCCGCGGTTGTTCCCGGTGCCGCAATCGACACTTCCGGCCCGGCAAAGGTGAAGCCGGCCAAGGATTTCAGCCCCAGCGGCGCGCCCAACCAGGTGGTGGACGACGTCGATCCCGATCACCCCGCGGTCGACAACAACCCGCGCGCGGGCACGACGGTCAACCAGAACAGGATCGACTTCAACGATCCGAACGAGGACGGCCCGCACGCCGTGGCCCGCCAGCTGGAGGAGCAGGGCTCCAAGTTCGTGGCCGACGACGAAGTCGCTTCGGACGAGAAGTGAAACCGGAAGGGCCGGCGCCGCCGCGTCGGCCCTTCTTCCATCAGGACGCGGCAAGGGAGGCTTGAGCCATGGCCGAACCTGTCTCCCTCGACGATGTCCGCGCCTACCTCCGGATCGATTCCGACAAGACGGACGAGGACGCGTTTCTCGCCGCCGCGATCACGGCGGCGCGCCGGGGCTGCGAGAAATATCTCAACCGCTCCGTGATCGGCGAGACCCGAACCGCCGTCTTCTCCGGCTTTCCGCTTTGGCCCACCTATCTCAGCGGCCAGCTGCCGACGCGCGAGCAGCTGGTCCTCTACCTCGCCGGCGGCGTCGTGCAGTCGGTCCAGAGCGTCACCTATGTCGATGGCGACGGCTCGACGCAGACGGTCGACCCCGAAAGCTATATCCTCGACCTGTGGTCGATGCCCGCGCGTCTGGCGCCGCTCGACGCATGGCCGATTGCCGCCGATCGGCCCGAAGCCGTGCGCGTCGCCTACACCGTGGCGAGCCTTGGCGACGACGACATGTCGGCGGTGGCCCAGGCGATCCGGATGCTGGTCGCCAACTGGTATGTGAACCGGGAGGCGGCCGTGGTGGACGTTCGCGGCGTTCCCGCCGAGCTGCCGCAATCGGTCCGCTGGCTGATCGACGGCCTGCGCATCAGGCCGTTCCGGTGAACGGTCTCAACCGCGGCCGCCTACGCGAACGGGTCCGCCTCGAGGCACTGAGCCTCACCGACAACGGCCAGGGTGGCCAGGAGGAGACCTGGACGCCGGTCGCGACCGTCGCCGCCGAGATTGTCGGCCTGTCGGGCGCCGAAGCGATGAAGGCCGGCATCGACCGCTCCGTCCAGCAATGGCGGGTGACGATCAGCTGCCGCGACACGGTCACCGCCAAGCACCGGCTGATGTGGATCAGGGCCGGCGGCGCCGAGGAGCGGCTCGAAATCCAGGCGGCCATGCCCGATCCGAAGGCGCCGCGCGATGCCACGCTTTTGCTCTGCGAGAGCGGCGCGATCAGCTGAATTCATCATTTGCGAGGGAGGGAAGACCGTGGCGGACATCACCGGCACTTTCACGGCTGTTGGCCAGAGCGCGACGATAAGCCCGGAGACCGTCGATTCTCCGGACGCCTCGGCGCCGTTCAACGTCAGCCTCGCGGGCACGTTCGTCGGGACGGTGCAGCTCGAGCGCCGCTTCACCGCGCAGGGCGGGGCGACGTGGCATCCGCTGACGTTCCGTGGGACGCAGGTCGGCATCTGGACCGCCCCGTGCTCGGAAACCTTCGAGGAGTGCCAGGACGGCGTCGAGTATCGGCTCAATTGCACCGCCTTCACCTCGGGCGTGATCAACTACCGTCTCGGCCAATAGCCGGATGTCCCGCGTCAAGGGCGTCCCCCGCATCCGCAGCCTGCTCAGGCGGCTGCCGGATACGACGCAGGCGGGGATCGTCGCCGAGTTCAACCGCGCCGGTCCGGAGATCGCGACCGTCATGCGCGGCCGCGCGCCGTTCCGTACCGGCGCCACCCAGGCGGGCATCTCCTGGCGCGTTCAGCCGGGGCAGATGCGGCTCCTGGTCGGCCTGATCTCCACGCCGAAGGGGCGGGCGAAGCTCTTCTATGCCCGCATCCAAGACCTCGGCCGCAAGGCGCAGGTCGTGACCGTCACGCGCGCGGCGCGGGGTGCGCGCGCGCTCGGCGCCGTCTCGATCAGCGGCGGCCGCAAGGTTGGCGCGGTCTCGACCTATGCGATGAACGTGCGCGCGATGCCGGGAAAGCATTTCATCACCGGCAGCTATCGCGTCTTCCGCCAGCGCATCACCGCGAACCTGAAGGCGATCTACGCGCGGGCCCTCGCCACCGCCGCCGCCGCCGCCGGCTCGGCCGATGCCTGAAGCCGCCTCCGCGGTCGAGGCCGCCACCTTCGCCGCGCTCAGCGGCAATGACGCGCTGACCGCGCTCGCCGCCGTCTATCAGCACGTCCCGGAGGACACGCCGCCGCCGGTCGTCGTCATCGCCGACATCTCGGAGGATCCCGGCGGTCTGCTCGGCAAGGATGGCGGCGGCGACGTCCAGCTGGCGCTGACCGTCGCCAGCGTCATCCAGGGTCATGCCCGCAAGCCGCTGTTCGACATCGAGGAGCAGGTGAAGCGCTCGCTCGCCGAGCATCGCGAGGTTCGCGACGGATGGTCGCTGACCTTCCTCTTCGCGGGCAGCGAGGGCCAGCTGATGGAGGACGGCCAGACCTATGTCGGCAATTGCCGCTTCACCGTCTTCGCCCTCGCCGACGACTGAACGCCGTCATGAGATGTCCGCCCGGAAGGCGGCTGATGAAGGAGAAATGAGATGTCCACGAAAATCCTCGGCAACAATTATCTGCTCTGGATCGAGAGCGCGGTCGCCGGCACCTACAATTACCCGCTCGGCCAGGGCAATCTGTCGATCACGCGCAGCTCCAGCAAGGTCGACACGACCAGCAAGGACGATGGCCGCTACGGCTCCAGCGGCCCCGGCCTGATCGACCTCGGCGTCAGCCTGGAGATCATGCCCAAGCTGCCCGACGCGACCGGCTACACCCGGCTCGAGACGCTGTCGCTCGCCAATCCGCCGGCGCCCTTCAACATCCAGATCCGCAAGAACGGCACGTCCGGAGCGTCCGGCGACGTCGTCTTCCAATGCTCGGTCTACGGCAATCTGGACAGCAGCGACTTCAACCAGAACGCGGCCGGCAGCGTGAAGGCCTCGTTCGTCGCCGCGGCCGCGCCGACAGTCGACACGCTCGCCTGATCCGCCTCACTCCGAAGGAGAAAGACAATGCCCCTCAAGATCGGCGACAAGTCCTTTTCGACCAGCAAGCCCGACGATCTCGACGGCCAGCTCCTCGCCTCGGCGGGCTGCAATGCCGGCGAGATGGCGGGAATGCTCGCCGGCGCGCCGCTGGCCAGCACCGTCGCCCAGGCGGCGCGGCCGTTCCTCGGCAAGGATGCGCCGGACGTGCCCGCCCTCGCCGACGCCATCGACCGCGCGGGCATCGAGCAGGTGCGCCGCGACGTGCTGGCGCTCTATTCGAGCCCCGCGGCCGCGCCTGCCTCGGTCTCCGCGCCGAAGGATCATGCGAATGGGTGACCGTAAGGGGCCGCCCAAGCCGCCGGAAGCGCCGACTCTCGACGATCTCGACACCTCCGGCCAGATCACGCTGCCGCTCGGCGGCGAGGATTATGTGATGCGGCCGAGCTGGGAGGCGATCCAGTCGATCGAGCGGCAGCTGCGGCCTCTGTTCGATCTGGCCGGCGCGGCCAATCTCGGCAAGCTGACGATCGAGGAGATGGCTGTTATCGCTGCGGCGATGATGCGCGCCCACGGCAAGGCCGCTCCCGAGGATGCGAACGCCCGCACCTACAACAATGCGGACGTCGGTCGCCTGGCGGAGCTGATCTACGAGGCCGGCGCGCCGCGCGTCTGCGCACGGCTGAGCATCGTCCTGATCGGCGCCCTGACCGGGGGGTATACCGCCGCGGGGGAAAGGAAGCCGGCGACGGAGACGACGGGGACTGCCGGAAAGACCCCCGCCGCCGGCTGATGGGTATAGCGGCGGCCGCGTTCCACTGGACAGCGGCCGATTTCCGGGCCGCGACGCCGCATGAATTCTTCGCGGCCTTCGAGGTGTGGAAGACGATGAACGAGGTGCCGGGGACCTGAGCCTGGGCGACTGCCGGCGGCATTTCGGGCCGCCTTTTCCTTTGGAGCGTGAGAATGGCCACCGACGACGTCCAGAGGCTCGTCCTGCAGGTCGACGCCTCGGTCGAGCTTGCCCGCGCCAATCTCACGCAGCTCGCACGCGTCGTCGACCAGGAAGGCAAGAAGATGGACACGGCGCTCGCGAGCGTCGACCAGTCCCATCAGCGCGTCGGCCGCAGCTCCAACAATTTGCGCATCTCGCAGATGGAGCTGATGCACGTCATGGAGGCGTCGACCAGCGCCTATAATGACGGCATTCCGCCCCTGCGGATCATCGCCGTGGAAATGGGGCGCGTCATCGAATCGGTGGAGCTGCTCGGTCTCCAGGCTGGGTCCTTCGCGAAGTTCATCGGTGGCCCCTGGGGCATCGCGCTCGCGTTCGGCGCCTCCGTGCTCGCGTCGCTCTTCCTGAACCACAACAAGGCGGCCGACGGCGCGAAGGCGCATAAGGATGAGGAGAAAAGCCTCGCCGACACGATCAAGGAGGCCGCCGACGCCACCAAGAACCTGAACGACAACGAGCTCGTCACCATCCAGCGCCACATCGACTCGGCGCGCGCGGCGATGCAGCGGGCGCAGGCCGAGCGCGCGCTGACGCAGACGCTGATCGAGCAGGCGATCCAGATCGAGCGTGGGCGGCTTCAGGAACAATCGAACAAGCTCAGCACGATGGGCTTCGCCTTCACCGTCCCCGAAACCGGCTCCTCGGAGCAGTCGATCGCGGCGGCTCTGAAGAACAAGACGCTCGCGCCCGCCGACGCCGACCGACTGCGCGGCATCATGGGCAACGTCTCAGCGCTCACCGCCGAGCTGGCCTCGGTCAACGCGGAGATCGTCAGCGCCCAGCATTCCTATGCCGAAACCGAGATCAAGTTCGCGGCCACGCTCGCCGAAGGCCTCACCAGCGCCGAAACGCGGGCCCGTCAGGATTATGAGCGTGCCCAGATCGCGCTCGAGCAGGACTTCCGCAAGCGGGCGTCGGGCAGAACCGTCACCAATCAAGATACGAACTGGCTCGCCCAGCAGGAAGCGGGGCTGATCAAGACCCGCGAGGCGGCGATCCAGCGGGCCCGCGACATGGCCGAGGCCGAGAAGAAGCTCGCCGACAACCGCCAGCAGGGGCGGCAGGTGACGCTCGCCCAGGCCGAGTCGATCGTGAAGGGGATCGGCGGTGTCATCACCAGCGCCTATCGTTCGCCCGAAAAGCAGGCGCAGCTCTACGCGGCCTATCAGGCAGGGCGCGGGCCGCTCGCGGCCAGGCCCGGCACCTCCTATCATGAGCGCGGCCAGGCGCTCGACGTCGCCAAGACGCCGGGGATGTCGCTCGGCCGGCTCCGCCAGGCGTTCACGGCGCAGGGCGTCTCGATCCGCGAGCTGCTCGATGAGGGCAACCATTACCACGTCGCCTTCGGTCAGGCCGGCCCATCGTCGGAGACGCTCACCAAGCAGGCCGAAGCCGCGCAGCAGAAGCAGATCCGCGACGACGCCGAGTTCGAGCAGGCGAAGGACCGGGCGAACGAGCAGCTCCTCGCCGCGCAGCACGAGCTCGGCATGTCGGTCCAGGCGGAGGCCGATCTTCAGGTGCGGCAGGTCGAGACGGAGCGCGATCGCGCCAACAGCGCGGCGCTCGCCATGCTGCACGAGAAGAAGATCACCCAGGCCCAGGCCGATCAGCTGATCGCCCTAAACTGGGAAGTCTCGAACCAGAAGACGGCGAATATCCGGGCGCGCGAACGCGACAAGCTCAATCAGGACGAGCTTTCGATCGAGGAAGGCACTCTCAAGAATGCCGCCGACCTGGAGCGCGCCCGCGGCCAGCTGGCGCAGACGAACGCCGAGCGGCGCGCGTCCGCCCTTCGGCTGCTCGATCTTTCACAGCAGCAGGAGCGGCTCGAGCTTGAGGCGACCCTCGCCAGCAGCAGCGCAACCGACGCCCAGAAGAAGATCGCGAAGGCCCGGCTCGACATGCTGGGCGCTCTGCACGCCTCGGACGTTCAGGCGATCAACCAGCAATATGCCGGCCCCGGCCAGCAATATCTGCGCAGCCTCGATGCCCAGTCGCTGTCGGAACAGTTTCAGGCGGCCGAGGTCGACGGGCTGAAAGGGCTCGAGGACGGCCTGACCGGCGTCATCGACGGCACCGAATCTCTGTCCACCGCCTTCAGCAAGATGACGACCGGCATCATCGACGATCTTGCCCGGATCGCCCTCCAGGAGGAGCTGATCAAGCCGCTGGCGCGCCAGCTGTTCGGCGGCGACGGCTCGTCCGGCGGTTCCGGCGGCGGCGGCCTGCTCGGCGGCTTGCTCAAGTCGATCTTCGGCGGTTCCGGCGGCGCCGGCGGGTCGGTTCAGGGGCCGGACTTCGGCACGCTCGGCGCGGGCCTCGGCGACAGCGGCGGCGGCCTGGGCGATCTGGCATCCGTGCCCGACCTCAGCGCCTACGCCGCCGGCGGCGATCCGCCGGTCGGCATGCCGAGCCTGGTCGGGGAGAAAGGCCCGGAGATCTTCATCCCGCGGGTGCCGGGAACGATCATCCCGAACAGCGCCCTGCGCGGCGCCGCCTCGCGCGGCGGCGGTCAGACCACCGTCTATGTCGTGCCGTCGCCTTATTTCGACGCGCATGTCGACGGCCGCGCCCAGGTCGCCGTGACCCGCGCCGCGCCGGGGGTGGCGACGATGGGGGCGAGCGCCGCGATCACGACGCTCAGCCGCCGCGCCGGGCGGTCCCTGCCCACGGCGGGACGCTAGGCGTGTCGATCCTCATCACCCATGCGAAGCTTCGCACCGGGAAGCCCTATCTCCTCGATTATGGCGGCGAGCTGACGCCGGCGCTCGGCGGCGCGGTCCAGCGGCTCAACCGTCTCGGCAACCGCTACGCGATCGACGTGACGGTGCCGCCGCTGCCGGAGGAACCCGACGGCCGCATCGTCACCGCCCTGCTGCGCCAGGCGAAGAGCGAAGGCGCGCTCTATCCGTTCCCGCAGCCCGGGCTGAAGATCGGCGCCCCGGGCGCGCCGGTGGTGGCGGGCGCGGTCGCCGGCGGAACGTCGCTGCCGATCCGCGCCGCGACGCCGGGCTATGCGGTGCGCTTCGGCCAGTTCCTGTCGATCGTCCACGGCGGCCGCCGCTACCTGCACAGCGCGGCGGCGCCGGTCGTGGTGGCGGCGGACGGCACCGCCGCCATAACCTTGATCGAGATGCTGCGCACGCCGCTGTCGGACGGCGACACGGTGGAGCTCGCCAAGCCGATGATCGAGGGTCTGCTGGCGAGCGGCAACCTCTCCTGGGACATCCAACTCGAGCCGTACACCGGCGTCGCCTTCACGATCAGCGAGCAGAAGTGAGATGGCGTTCACCGGCGACGCGATCACCGTCACGGTGCTGGCGAAGTTCGAGCTCCCGACCGCGACGATCCGGCTCTGCGACGGCGGCGCGGTGACGTGGGGCAGCGACGCCTATGCCGCCGAGGATCCGGTGTTCGGGACGATCCAGAGCGCGGCGGTACCGGACGAGACGATCAGCGACCAGGCACCGGGCGCGCGGCTGACCTTCATCCCGCACAGCGACGCCGCCGCGATCGACCTGTCGCAGCCGATCTTCCAGAACAGCCGCGTCCGCTTCTGGTTCGCCGAGGTCGCCCGCGCGACCGGCGCGGTCACCGGCACGCCGGAGCAGCTCGCCGACATGCGGCTCGACATGACGACCCTGCGCGTGGCCAAGGGCTCGCGCCTGCTCGACATGGACCTGATCACGACCGCCGACCGGCTGATGAACATCGAGGACGGCAACGTCCTCAGCCCGCGTTTCCACAAGAAGGTGTGGCCGGGCGAGACGGGGCTCGACACCATGACCGGGGCGACCACGACCAAAGCCTGGGGCGTGCAGGCGCCACCGCGGGGCACCGTCGCGGTCGGGGGCAGCGCCATCGGCGGGGGGACGGGCTATAGCCTCAACCCAGGCTTCAAGATTGCGGGCTTTGCGGGATGAGCGACCTCCTCCGCCGCCAGGCCGCCCTGGCGAAGACCGAGGCCAGATATCGCGGCCGCGCGCTCGACTTCCGCGAGGTCGACTGCCTGCGCATGCTGCGCGCGCACCTGGTGGCGATGGGCCATAAGGGCCTGGCGCCGCTGCCGCGCTACGCGACGCCGGAGGGCGCGCTCCGCGCCCTTCGCAGGACCGGCCACGAGACGCTCGAAAGCCTGCTCGACACGCTGCTGCCGCGCATCGCGCCGGCGGCGATGCTGCCCGGCGACGTCGCGCTGATGGAGGCCGCCGGCGCGCTCGAGGCGGTGACCTTGTGCGTGGGCCATAAAGTGTGGGGATGGCATGCGGACAACGGCCTTGCGGAGCCGGTGTTCATCGTGCCGAAGCAGATCAAGGCGGCGTACCGGGCATGAGCGGCGTGGCGAAAGCGGTGGGAGAGATCGCCGGGATCATCGCCTTGTTCGATCCCGAGCCCATCTCCAAGGCGATCCTGACGGCCGTCGCGATCGCTGCGTCGATCACCGCGGCGGTCACCGCCAAGAAGCCGCCCGCCCAGGGCAGCACCCAGAACGTGACGAGTGGCGTCAACCTGCCGACACCCTACGCCGTCGGCCGCACCTACAATGGCGGCTCGATGCTCTTCGACGTCGGCTATGGCGGGACGGTCAGCGGGGTGCCGAACCCCTATTCGTCGACCGGCCTCGTCTGGTCGCTCGGTCCGGTCGAGGGTATCGAGGCATTCCAGTGCGATTTCGCCACCGTCTCGTTCAGCGGCGGCTCGGCGAGCGGCTATTATGGCGGGTTCATGCACCTCGCGACCCAGCTCGGCGCCTGCCCCGAGGCGGCGGCGCTGGCGGGACCGTTCGGCGCGATCCCGAACTGGGGCAGCGCCTCCAAGCTGTCCGGGCTCTGCGCGGGCATCTGGAGCAACAAGTTCGACAAGAAGGGCAAGATCTATGCGTCCGGCCTGCCGCAGCCGGGGGTGATCCTGCGCGGGCCCAAGGCATATGACCCCCGCCAGGACAGCACCTATGCCGGCGGCTCCGGATCGTGCCGGGCGCTGGTCGAAAGCACCTATATCGGCGGCGCCACGGCGGAAAATCCCGGCTGCGCGGCGGTCACCTATGCGCTCGGCCGATTCCAGAACGGCACCAAGGTGTTCGGGCCGGCCTTCCCCGTCGACGCGCTCGACTGGCCGGCCTGGGTCGCCTTCATGAACATCTGCGACGCCAATGGCTGGAAGGCGGGCGGCATCCTCTTCGAAGGGCCGGGGATCAGCCGCTGGGACAATCTCAAGAGGCTCTGCGCCGCCGGCGCCGCATTGCCCTGCTTCTCGGGAGGATTGCTGTCGGTCCGCTACAGCGCGCCGAAGACGGCGCTCGACACGATCACGGCCGACGACCTCGCCGACGGCGAATGCGCGATCGCGGGCATGAAGACCTGGGAGAACCGGCTCAACGCCATCGTCCCGAAATACAAATCGGAGGCGAACAACTGGGATTACGTCCAGTCGGACGAGGTCAGCGTCTCCACCTATGTCACCGAGGACGGCGAGGAGAAGAGCGAGGAGCGGCAATACGATCTCTGCCAGTCGAAGGACCAGGCCGCGCAGCTCGCCGCCTACGAGCTCGTCAACGGCCGCGAGCTCGGGCCGATCACCCTGGCGCTCAAGCCGCGGCTGCTGAGCTACATCATGGGCGAGGCGCTGACGGTGGACATCCTGGAATTCGGGCTGGTCGCGCAGCTTTGCACGATCATCGGCAAGTCGTTCGATCCGCTCCACGGCATCGTCACCCTGACGCTGGAGACGGAGACCAACGCGAAGCACGCCTTCGCGCTCGGCCGGAGCGGCACCGCGCCGCCCTCGCCGGCGCTGACCACCGGCGAGGACATGGACGGGGTCGTCTCGGGCGGATCGCTGGCACTCGACGCCAGCGTCGCGACCGCGATCCGCTCCGCCTATATCCTGGCGACGACGGACGTTCTGACCGGCGCCGATGTGAGTGGCGTCGGTATGATCACGATCGCCGACCATATCTGGGACTATCCGACGCTCGCCGCCGAGACGGCGGTGACCGGCGGGACGATCACCGGGCTCACCCTCGGCACCCGCTATTACGTCTATTTCGACGACGAGACGCTGACGGCCACGGCGCCGACCTACCAGGCGTCGCTGACCCTCGGCCCGGCGTCGAACAGCAGCGACAATCCGTACCGGCATTATCTCGGCTATGTCGACCTGCCGGCGGCGGGCGGCGGCCCGTCCCCGGGCGTTGGCGGCGGGGGCGGTACCGGCTGCCCGTGCGCCGGCATGTATCTGCGCACGAAGGCGCGCGGCCTCGTCACGGCCGACCAGGTCGCAATTGGCGACGACGTCTGGGCGCGGCACGAACTGACCGGGATATGGGGCTGGTATGGCGTCTCGGCGGTGCAGGCGCTCGCCGACCAGCCATGCGTCTCCTACGAGGTCGACGGCGCGATATACGAGACGTCGGAGAGCCATCTCAACTGGCGCAACCTTGGCTGGCGCATGTCGAAGAGCCTGCCGGGGGCGCGCGCGATCGCCAATGCCACCGTCTATGCGATCACGGTCGACGACGCGCACACCTACGAGCTGCTCGCCTCGGCCGAGGCCGCCGCCGGCGTGCTCAGCCACAACAAGATCATGAACCCCGATGAATAGGGCGGAGGAAGCATGACGCCCGCGGACGAGCCGATCACCGCCTATCGCAACGCCCCCTTCGCCGAGGCCTTTCAGGTGGTCGACGATGACGGCTCGGCAATGGACTTCACCGGCTATGCCGGCGCGATGCAGGTCCGCCTCTACGGCGGCCAGGCCGGCTCGGCGCAAATCAGTCTCTCGACCGTCACCGATAGCAGCCAGGGCATTCGCTTCGACGCCGATTCGCTGTTCATCCAGGTCGATGAAGCCACGCTGGCGACGGTCTATGACGGGCTGGTCGGCAGCAACGAACGCCCGTGGACGGCCGAGCTCGTCTACGACCTCGTGCTGACGCCGCCGGGAAGCCTTCAGGAAATCTGGATCGAGGGCGACTTCCTGATCGCGCCCGGCGTCACGGTTTCCGACCCGATCACGACCGCCGTCCTCACCGAGGCGGGCGATTATCTCGTCACCGAGGCCGGTGACATCCTCCTGCAGGAATAGCCATGGCAAACAGCAAGATCAGCCTGCTCGCCGCGGCGGGCGCGATGTCGGACAGCGACCTGTTCCCGATCGTGCAGGGCGGCGCGACGAAGAAGGGCCTGCTCTCGGCGCTGGTGACCTACCTCCGGACCAAGATCACGGCGCCGAACGCGATGCCCTATTCGTCGGGCCGCTATTACCTGCCGGACCGGTCGCCGAACCTGCCGAACGCCGCCGGGGCCGTTGGCGTCTCCGGAACCCTCTACATGATGCCGGGCAGCCTCCGAAAGGCGGCGACGATCGCAAGCTTCGTCGCCAATATCACGACGCTGGCGGCGGGCGGCAATTTCCAGATCGCGATCTACGCGGCCGACGCGACGACGGGCCTTCCGACCGGCGCTCCCCTCTACACCTCGGCCTCGGCCAGCACCGCCGCCACCGGGGCGATCGAAACGTCCACCGGGGCGACGCTCGCGGCCGGCGATTACTGGTTCTGCCTCCAGCGCGACAATGCGACCGTCATCTTCCGCAGCTTCGTCACGACGTCGCTGGCGCCGGTCCAACTGGTCGGCGCATCGACCGGCTTGCTCGCGCTCGGCGCCGGCGCGGCCGGCTGGACGAAGACGGGAACGTTCGGGACCTGGCCGACCCTCACCGGCAACCAGACGACCGATGGCCTCACCCTCGCGACCACGGCCATCGTGCCGATGATCGCCTTCAAGGTCAGCTGAGATGATGCCTGAGACGGTCGACCTCACCGCGTGGCGCAACGTACCGTTCCAGGAGGAATATGCGTTCACCGACGATGCCGGGTTGGCGGTGGACTTCACCGGATACAGCGCCGCGCTCGAGGTGCGCCAATATGGCGGGCAGCCAGGCGCGGCTCAGATCGCGCTGATGCTCGTCAGCGATGGCGCGAGCGAGGGCGTCTGGTTCACCGGCGAGCCGGGGGCTGTCCGGGTCACCATCTTCGAGGCTTCGCTTGCGAGCCTGCCCGCACCGCCGGAGGCGGGCGGCGAGGTGGCCCTCGTCTACGACCTGGTGCTCACCGACCCCACAGGCTTTCAGGCCGTGTGGATGCAGGGCGCCTTCACCCTTGATCCGGGAGTCACCGTCTGATGAGCGTTACCGTCAACCGCCGCGCCGTATCGATGTCGGGCCGTGGCCTGCGCGGCGAGAGCTATGCCGACCAGGCGCGGCGGCTCGGGTCCGTCGCCGGCGTGACGATCACGCCGGACATGACCGACCAGGAAGTGATGGACGCGGTCGGAAACGGGATCGCGGCCGATGCAGAGCTGGCCAGCAACGAGGCGGTCGCCGCGGCCGCGCTGGCGACGACGGCCCTCACCAACATCGAGGCGGCTCTCGCCGTGATGGATCTGATCATCTACTTCGGGCAGTCGCTGACGCTCAGCCGCAGCCCGCAGGTGACGCTAGCGGCGAACATCGTCCCCGACGCCTATACGTTCAACGGCGGCCCGGAAGCCTTCAACTTCAATCAGCCGACGTCCGGCAACTCCATTTCATGGCCCATCCCGCCCGCGAACATGACCTCAATGGTTCCGCTCGTGCCCTTGGTGGGCGTTGAATCGCTCGCGGCAGGCGCTTGCTATCAGTCGCACATTGCGGGGCGGCCGAGCTTCTTCTGTTCGTTCGGCATCGGCGCCCAATCGGCGCGACAATTGCGAGAGGGAAATCTCTATTTCGAGAATCTCAAATACGGCGTTCAGTGCGCGGTAAAGCTGATCCGCGCGGCGGGCTACAGACCCAATCCGATCATCATATGGGCCCATGGCAACGCGGACGCCGACCAGGCGGACGACGGCAACATCTACGACAATACGGAGACCAGCTCGGCCGATTATCAGACGGCGACCAAAGGCAAGATCTTTCCGTCGATCTGCCGCGCCGTTTCCTTCGCGCTTGGTCAGGTGTGGACCGGTCCGATCTGGGTCGAACCGCTCCTCACCGGCGCTGGTGATCATTCCGGAACGCCTCAACAGACGATCACGGGCCGGCGCAACATCAACGCCGCCCAAGTCGCGATGCAAAGCGCGCAGATCAGGCTCCTGCCGTCCTGGTCGCAATTCGTCGCCCACGCCGCGGTCGACCTCACCCACCCCGACGGACAGGGTTACCGCTATCGGGGTGAGCTCCACAGCGCCTATGCCCGCCAAGACCTCGTGCCGCCGAAGATGCTCTCCAAGGCGGTGTCCGGCGCAACCGTCGTCGTCACCTTCGACCAGCCCGTAAGGATTTCAACCCGCATTCCGGCGGGCTCTGGACTGACCGGCGTCTACGGCTTCGAGATCTACGACAACACCGGGGCGTCTGTCCCGATCACCTCGGTCGTGCCGAGCGGAAGCAATCCGGCACAGATCATCATCACGCCCGCGACGGTCGCCAATCTCACGGGCCCCTGGGTCGTCAGAAACGGGCAGCAGCAGGGGCCGGACACCGGCACCGCCGCCACTTATTTCCCCCGCACGTTCGTCGTCGGGGAGGTGGACGTCGGCATCGCCGAGGATGGCACGGTGATGGAAAACGCCTCAATCTCGCAGGAGAATTAAACGATGGGCGTTCAAGCAGATGTCTCGGGTCTGGTCGGGCATTGGCGCACGGTGGCCGGCAGCTACGATGCGGCCAATACGCGGCTTCGTGATCTCTCCGGCTTCGGCAATCACCTGCCGCTTGTCACCGGGGCTCCTGACTTCACGGTGGTGAGGGACGGTCGCACCGGCATGAAGATGCACGGTGACGCCTATTTCGGGGGCAAGAACGTCCTCCCGGCGGAGTTCACCATGATCTCGGTCCTGTGGCCGAACCTGCTGGGCACGGAATCCTTCTACCCCTTCTATGCGACCAGGCGGACCTTCGCGAACGTAAACGACCCGGCATGGCAGACGCCGACCGACACGCTGGGCGTGACAAACCTTCCGACGGCCCTTCGCCTGCGGCTATTCGGAGGCAATGCTACCTTTGGGGACAATACCTTCGGGTTCGCCTCCGCAGCTTACACGTCTAGCGCCTGGCGGGTGATTACGTGCGTGCTCGACGTTGCCGATGGCTACAGGAAGATCAGGATCGACAATGGCGCCTGGGTCATCAACGGTCCGCCCACGCAGCAGCGCAACATGCTGTACAATGACGAATTCTATCTCGGTCTCTTTCCGGGCGGAACGATCACGACAAGCGGCGGCCAGAGCCTCACCAGCCTTCAGCACATCATGTACATCGGCGATGTCACGCAGACCGATAATTCCGACTACGAAGCGCTGATTACGGCGCTCCTTGCGAACCCGGCTGTATAGCATCGTCATCCAAGCGGCCAACTGGGAAGGGCAGGGCATGGTCGTGGAAGCGGCAGAGGGGCGAGAGGCGGCGGAGCCGGTCGATAGGGGGAAGGTCGGCAATCAATGAACCAGAATGTGCTGACCGCAGCGGTCGCCGTCATCTCCGCGCTTATCGGCGGCGGCGTGTGGAGCTTCGCGTCCGCCTGGCTGACGGGCCGGTTCCACGACGAGGAGAATGAAAAGGGGCGGCTCCACGCGGACCTGCGCGACGCGATTGCCGCCCATCAGGTTTGCGAGGCGAAGATCGAGACGCTCGAGCGGCGCCTCGATGTCGTCGAGCATCATCATGCCAGCCTGGTCCCGCGTTGGATCAAGAATGCGAACAAGCGGCTGATCTGGATCAACGGGGCCGCAATGGTCAGCATCTTCGGCCTGCTCGGCCGAGGCCGCGACCAGGTGGAAGGCTGCACCTTCGCCGACATCTTCGACGCCGAGGCGGCGCGGGAGGTTGAGCGCCTCGAGCGCGCGGCGCTGGCGCAGCCGGGGCGGGCGGTGAGCACGTTCCTTCAGCTCCACGCCCAGCTGCTGCCGATGCACATCGTCTGCGTTGCCGGCGTCGGCCGGGACAGCGAGCTGATCTACGAAGGCTATGCCTATTGCGCCAACGATCCGGCGGATCTCGCCGATCGCGGCAGCCGCCGGGAGCAGGAGCAGCTCGGCCTCTCGATGCTGCGGATCGAGAGGCCGCCTCCCGATCCTGACGTGCCGGGCGGGGCGACTGCCGGAAACTGATCGACATCAAGGAGAACGCAAATGGACGTCCTGCACCTGCAGGCGGCGCTGTCGCGCGCCGGTTACGATCCCGGCGCGCAGGACGGCATCGCCGGCCCCCGCACTTGGGCAGCCCTGTTCGGCTACATGGCGCGGCGCGATCTCGGCGATCGCGGCGCCGCGCTCGGCCGGGGCGCCGCCGCGCATTTCGTCGCCTATGGCATCGACAGCGCGATGCGCGTCGCCCACTTCGTGGCTCAGGCGGCGCACGAGACGGAGGGCTTCCTCACCCTGCGCGAGATCTGGGGGCCGACGCCGGCGCAGCGCGGCTATGAAGGCCGCGCCGATCTCGGCAACGTGAAGGCCGGCGACGGCTACCTGTTTCGCGGCCGCGGCATCTTCCAGCTCACCGGGCGCGCCAATTACGCGCGTTACGGGCAAAAGCTCGGCCTCGATCTCGTCAACCATCCCGAGCTCGCCGAGCAGCCCGACATCGCCGTCCTCACCGCTTGCGCCTACTGGCAGGAGCACGGCCTCTCGGTGCTCGCCGACGCGGACGACGTCGTGGCCATCACCCGCCGGATCAACGGCGGCACGAACGGCCTCGCGGAGCGGGAGGCGCTGCTCGTCCGCGCCAAGGCGGTGCTGCTGTGAGGCTGTCCAGCATCATCGAGGGGATCGGCGGACAGCCCGAGATCAACCGCACCATCGGCGCGGCAGGGGCCGGGCTCTTCATTCTCAGCACGATCGCCTTTGAGGCGTGGAACATGGCGGAGGGCAGGCCCTTCGACGTGGTCGCCTTCTGCACCGCCTTTCCCGCCGGGATCAGCGCCGTCGTGCTGGCGGTCGGGCAGGCCGTGAACATCAAGGATCGGGGCGTGGCCGCCGCCCGCGCCACGGACCCCACAGTCGCCCCCCTCTCTCAAGGAGCGCCGCAATGAGCATTCTCGGCATAGCCCTGCCCGTCCTCGGCCTTGGCGGCATTGGCGCCGTCATCGCCTTCATCCCCGGCGCGGCTGCGGCGGCGGCCAAACTGGCGTCGGCGGCTGTCTCATTCGTCGTCGGCCTACCCTGGGCGAAGATATGGTGGATCGTGCCGCTTGGCGCGGCGCTGATCTTTGCGCTGATCGAACGGGGTGATGCCCGCCACTGGAAGAAGGTCAGCGAAGGGCGGGGCGCGCTTATCGCCGCCGTCACCGCCGAGGTCGACCGCGGCATCAACGGCAAGAGCAAGCCTGTGGACGCCCCCGCTTACATCCGCGCCTTCGTCGATAATGTCCGGACGCTCGACGCCGCGCTCACCCGCCAGACCGCCGCCCTGAACGCCGCCAAGGCCGATGCCAACGCCCACGTCGCCGCCGCCCACGATGCGGCTCAGCCGACGCAGGCGCAGCAGCAGCGCGAGGCGGTGCGGGCGAAGATCGTCGATCCGGCGCGGACGACGGGGCTGACGGCAGAGGAATGGGGGAAGCTATGAGGCTGATCGATCTGGAGCCGCAATGGCTGAAAATCGTCGATCTCCGCACCCGCCGGCGCGTCGAAGGCATCGCTCCTCAAGAAGCAGACGGCATTTTGTTCAAGTGCCCTGTCTGCTTTCAGGCGAACGGCGGATCGATCGGCACACATAGTATCATCTGCTGGCAACCTCATGTGTCGCAGGACCATCCGCCGACGCCGGGTCGGTGGAGCTTTGAGGGCTCCTCGTTCAACGACCTTACGCTCGTCGCGGGGTCGAGCAGCATCCTGCTGACGCGCGGATGCAAGGCCCACTTCTTCATTCGCAATGGAGGGATTGAGGTATGCTGAAGCAACTTCTGTGCACTGCGCCGCTCCTCCTCACCGCCTGCGCAACCACAGCCCCGCCCGCCGACCACATCGTCACCCGCGAAGTGCCGGTGCCCTATTACCAGCCCTGCCCAAAGGCAGCGGACATCCCGGCTCCGCCGAAGAGCGTCCACGAGGAGCATCCGACGATGCCCGAAGCGGCCGACAAGGCGGCCGTCGATCAGCTGCTCGGCGCCTCGGCCGCGCGCGAGCGGATCCTCGCCGGGAAGGTGCTGGAATATCGCACCTACGCCGAGCGCGCCGACGCGATCCTCCATGCCTGCGCCGACCCGCCTCGGCCGCCCCACTGACGCGCGTCTCCAACCCATCCCCCACTGGCCCCCGCCGCCTCTCCTCCGGGACCGGCGGCGGGGCCTTTTTGCGTTTCAGGCCTCGCTCTCGATCTCGGCGAGCGGGTGCAGGTTGATCCGCTCCGGATAATATTCGTCGCGCCACCCGAGATCGCGGAGGAGTGCGTCCTTGCGCGCCTCCGAAGCCTTCTCGCGCCACGGCGCTTGAGGCTTGCGGAGCGGCAGCAGGATGAGCCAAAAGCGCATGGTCAGCGGGGCGGGTGCCGCAGCTCGGCGATGATCTCGTCGCGTCGCCGCGCCTCGCTCCCCGCCCTGATGAGCTCGCGCTGCAGTAGCTCGATCCTGATCTGAAGATCGACGATGTGGAAGCGGACCGGCGGCGGCAGCCGCTCGACATTCTCCCGCGTCGGCGTCCAGTCGTGGCGGCCGCCCCACCGCTTCATGGCGGCGAAGACCAGCGCGATGTCGTCGACATAGACGTCAATCTTGGGGAAGCGGATCGTCGCCGCCGCAACCTTGTCCAGCTCCGCCTGGATGCGCTTCACCGCTGATCTGAGCGCCGATTCGGCCAT